TGGCCGCGGCCTGATGGGCGCAGCCCGAGGACTGTGGTCCTTCCTGGGCGGACCGTGGGGTGTCGCCATCGGCGCCGCGATGATCGGCCTGGACATGCTGGCCCGCAAGCAGCAGGAAGCTGCGGCTGCCGCCGCGGCGCACCAGCAGCGGATCTCCAGCCTGACGCAGGCCCTGAACGAATCCGCCGGAGTGGCGGACGGTTCCGTGCGCGCCGCAGCCGTGCAGACGCTGGCAGACGCCAAGCTCAAGGACGGCAAGACGCAGCTGCTGGACGTGATGCAGCAGGCGCACGTCGGCACGAAGGAACTCACGGACGCCTACCTGGGCCAGGGCACGTCGATCGACACCCTGCGCAAGCGGCTGTCCGCCGCGGCCGAGGAAAACACCCGGTTCGTCTCCCAGGGCAAGGTGACGTCGAAGGTCTACACGCCGCAGGGCCACATCTACAAGGACGCTGCTGACGCGCTGGGCTCCCTCTCGGGCGAGTTCGACACCGCACGGAAGCGGCAGAAGGACCTCGCCGAGGCCACCAAGGGCTCCGGCGCTGCCGCCCTGAACGCCACCGACCCGACGGGCCGGCTCCAGACCGCCATCAAGACACTCGGCGACTCGGCGTCCGACGCGGACACGAAAGCCCGCGCTCTGCACACGGCCCTTGATCTGCTGTCGGGTGGAGAGCTCGACGTCCAGGCCGCGCTGGCCAACCAGAACCAGGCACTGCTCGACCTCAACTCCAGCTACAAGGACGGCGTCGACAAAACCAAGGGCTACGGCAAGGCGCTCCTTCAGGTCGACGGCAGCCTGAACACGACGTCGGAGAACGGCCAGTCGCTGTGGAACAAATTGCAGGGCCTCAATGAGCAGACGGCCAGCGCAGCTCAGTCGACCTACGATTTTGCGCGGGCGAACGGCACGGCGGTTGTCCCGGCGCTGAAGCAGGCTGAGGGCCGGATGGAAAACGCCTACAAGGCCGCAGTGAAGGCGGGCCGGGCGTTCGGCCTCAACGCCGACCAGGCCAAGATCCTCGCGAATCAGATGGGATTCATCCCATCGTCGCTGGCCATCACCATGTCGACGCCGGGCCTGTCGGACACACAGAAGCAGTTGCTGTACGTGCAGGGCCTGGCTGGGCACATGCCGAAGGACTCCACGATCAAGGTGTCGGCCCTGACCACCGAGGCCAAGAAGGACCTTGAGGCTCTCGGCTTCAAAGTCAAGACTTTGCCCGGTGGCAGGCAGATGGAGATATCTGCTCCCACGGAGAAGGCCAACGCAGGGCTGGATGCGCTGATCGCACGGAAGCTGCCTGCGAAAACATTGGGCGTCAGTGCACGGACCCAGTCCGTCATGGCTGACCTGACAGCAGTGCAGGGAAAGGTTCGCACCACCAAGGGCAAGACCTTCACGATGGGCGCGCTGACTACGGATGCGCGAAAGAACCTCGAAACTCTCGGATTCAAGATCAAGGATACGAAGGGCAAGCGCGTCATCATCACGGTGCCAACCGGCACCCAGGCGCACAACGTGGCTGTCCTTGCCGCCGCCATCGCCGGCCTACACGACAAGAGCGTCAGCGTCACCACGACGTTCTACACGCATGGCACAAAGAGCGCGGTCGCGCCTGCCCACCGGGACTACGGCGCGCAGGCGCACGGCGGTCGGGTGCGCGGTTATGCCAGCGGCGGTGGTGTGCAGTTCCACCCTGAGGGTCTGCTCTCAGGGCCGGGAACAGGCATGTCGGACGACATCCTGGCTGTCCTCGCCAGCGGCGCGGTGGCGCACGTGTCTAACACCGAGTTCGTGGTGAACGCTGCGTCGACCAAGCGGTATCTGCCTCTGCTCACTGCCATCAACCAGAACCGCATCCCCGGATTTGCTGCCGGTGGTCTCGCAGGTGGCGGCCTCCCGGGCTTCACGTACACGCCGACCGGGCGTGCCGTGCTGGGCGGTCCGTCGGATGCGAAGTCCCGCTACGACCAGGAGATCCAGGACCTGAAGGACGCCTGGAGCAAGCTGACGGCCGCGATGAAGGAGGCCAGGAAGAAGGCCGACGACCTCAACGCCGCCGAGAAGAACCTGAGCCAGGTCCGGCACCGGCATCACACCAAGGCCCAGATCCAGGCGGCCGAGAACCGGGTCGAAAAGGCGCAGAAGGCGAAGAAGTCCGCGGACTCCACGGTCCGCAAGGACCGGGCCGCCGTCAACGCTGCGGACAAGGAACTCGGGCTCAAGAACGGCGCTCACGCGCCCAAGGGTTTCAACCTCAAGGCCTACGAGACTCAGCTTGACGAGTCCGTTCACGACACCGAGAAGTGGCGCAAGAGCCTCAACAAGATCGGGGCCCGGGGCGGCAAGGAACTCCAGTCGATGCTGGAGGGCATGGGCCAGGAGGGCTACGCCCTCGTCAACTCCCTGGCCGGAGCATCGGACAAGCAGTTCAAGTCCATCGTGAGCAAGCTCCAGAAGACCGGAGAGCTCGCCAAGGCCACGCTCGCCGACTTCAACAAGCAGCTCAACGCCTCCACCAAGGAGAACCAGCAGTTCGCCGCTGACCTGCAAAAACTGGCGGCGGAAGGGTTCGGCGATCTGGCGTCCGCGCTCGCGGCCCAGGGCGACTCCAACGCGATGGCGCTGGCGCACGAGGCGGCGGGCAGCAGCAAGAGCGCGGCCACGGCGAACAAGAACGTCGGGAAGGCGCAGGGCACGCTGACCGGCGACGACCTCGCCAACAGCCTGGTTCTGCTGTCGACGCTGCGGGGCGGCACGGGCCGCGGTTACGCGGATCTGATCGCGGCCGGACTCGACACGGCGACCATCAAGGCGCTCGTGCCGAAGATGACCAAGCAGATCAGCGGGCTCCCGGCTGCGAACAAGGACACCTTCGTCAGGCAGTGGGTGGCCCAGGGCGGGAAAGCCATGGCCACCGGCGGGATCCTCTCCAGCCCCTCGATGGTCCTCGCCGGAGAGGCCGGAGCCGAGGCGTTCATCCCGCTCAACAACAGCCCGCGCTCCAGGGCGCTGCTCGCTGCCGCAGCCGCGGCCAGCGGCTACCACCTGGTCCCGGCCGGCCGCTACGCCGCTTCGTCGTCGCTGTCGGCCATGGCCCGGGAGTTCACCCGGCAGATCACGGTGAATCTGTACGGCGCCAAGCAGACCTCAGCCGAACAAGCAGCCGACATCGCACGCCACATGGCTTTCGTCGGCTGAGAGAGGGGGCGGGGTGCCGTTCACTGTGGGTACAGATCTTGGCGGTGTCCGGGTCGACCTCGGCTCCATCCCGCTCGGCGGGGTGGATTCGGCCGGGGTCGCCTGGGCCCTGCAAAGCCTCGATGGCTGGGACAGCGGCGAGGTGCGGTCCGAGTACACCGACCGGGAGTCGGATCACGGGGCGTGGGCCAGCCCCGTCTACCTGGGATCCCGGCCGATCACCCTGACCGGGACGGTCACGGCGCCGGACAGGGCGACCCTCGAGGACGCCCTGGAACGGCTCCGGACGGCGGCGGCGCTCAGTGACACCACGCTGATCGTGTACGAGCTGACCGGGGCGAAGCAGGTGACGGTACGGCGGTCCGGGAAACCCCTGTTCGCCTACGTGACGGACCGGATCGCCACGTACAGCGTCCTCGTCACCGCGGGAGATCCGCGCCGCTACAGCACAACCCTGCAAACCGGGACGACAGGCCTGCCCAGCACCACCGGCGGCCTCACGTTCCCGATCACGTTCCCGATCACATTCTCGGCAGTGACGGTGTCCGGGCAGATCAACGTGGTCAACGGCGGAACGATGGACACCCGCCCGGTCATCACGATCACCGGGCCGGTCGTCGCACCCACCGTGTCCGCGCTCTACCCGGACGGCACGGTGCGCCAGCTCATCTACTCCCAGGACCTCGGCACCGGCGACGCCCTAGTCATCGACACCGACGCCCACACCGTCGTCCTCAACGGCAACGTGTCCCGGCGCCGGTTCGTGACCGTCTCCGGCGGCTGGCCCACCATCCCTGCCGGTAGCAGCGTCAACTACCAATTCCAGAGCTCGACTTACAACGCAAGCGCGATGCTGACCGCCACATGGCGCTCGGCCTGGATGTGAGGAGGCCGTCGTGCCAGTAGACCCGTGGGCAATCGATGGCCTGACCTTCTCGGGCCTGGAGGCCCGCAACGCCGAAGCCCTGTCGGTCATGACGGACGGGACCGCCCTCGGCTCCCGCTCCGGAACCCGGCCCGGAGACCCGGGCCTGACGGTCACCCTCGCCGGAACCACCATCAACTGTTCGGCCGGCGCCGCCGCCGTCGCCTGGCCGGGCCAGGGCGTCTACAAGGTTGCGTTCCCGTCCTCGGTATCCCCGGGCACCTACACGGCCGCACACGCCACCCTGAACAGGCTGGACTTGGTCTATGTCCGCGTCTGGGACAACTCGGTTGACGCGTCCGGCCTGAACAAAGCCGACATCGTCTACCTGGCGGGCACCCCGTCCGCGTCCCCGGTCGCGCCAACGCCGGCGGGCACGCAGATCTACATGCCGATCGCCACCATCTCCGTCCTGTCCGTCTCGAACGGCAGCACCGCCTCGGTGTCCACCGCGGTCCGGCCGTCGACGGTGGCGCCGGGCGGCATCCTGCCCTCGGCAACGGCTCCGTCCAGCCCGTACACCGGGCAGTCCTACTACAACGGCACCGACCTGCTGGTGTGGAACGGTTCCGCCTGGGACACCTACGTCAAGACACCGGGCGCCTGGACCTCGTACACCCCGACGTGGACCGGATCCGGCAGCAACCCGTCCATCGGCAACGGCACGCTGGTCGGCCGGTACTCCAAGATCGGCCGCCTGGTCACCGTCCACATCAACGTGATCCCCGGCTCCACGACCACCTACGGCAGCGGAAACTACAACTGGGCGCTCCCGTTTGCCGCGGCCAACAACGGCTGTAGCTACATCATGCAGGCCCACTACCTGGGCACGGACCGGTGGATGGGGCAAATGGTCATCTCGCCCGCAGCCACCAACACCAGCGCCTTCTTCAACTTGTCCACGACCAACTCGCGCATCGACTTCATGACCCCGACCAGGCCCGAGACCTTCGCGAACGGAAGCCAGCTCCGCATCACCGGCACCTACGAGTCGGCCACGTGACCGGGACGCCCTTTCAGCTCGCCTGGTACGGCTGTGACCTGCGCACCGGCGGCATCATCGAAGACCTCCCGGCGCTCAAGCCCACCGGGGCTCTGGGCCGCAAGCTCGGCGCCTCAACCACCCTGCAATTCGAGCTCGCTCTGGCCGGGGCGGCCTCGAACTGGGACGAGGCGACCGTGCCCGGCGCGACCATGCTGGTCGCCGTCGACGTTGCCACCGACACCCCGATCTGGGCCGGGGCCACCCTGCCCCGATCAGGCGGCAGCGACGCGACCGCGCAGTTCGGCGCCGCCACCCTCGAGGGCTACCTCGACGCCCGATACCCGGGCACACAGGATTGGTTCGGCATCGACCAGGCCGCCGTCGTCAGCGCTCTCGCGGCGCCGGCCCTCGTCACCGGGCCGCCCATCGTCATCGACGCACCGTCCACCGGCGTCCTCATGAGCTACTCGGTGAAGGACTCCGACGACAAGAGCATCCTGTCGTGCCTGCAAGAGGTCATGGCGCTGGACGGCGGGCCCGAATGGACACTCGACGTCGCCTGGAACGCCTCCCACAACGGGTTCCAGCTCCCGCTGCGTGTCCGCCCCCAGGTCGGCGTCCAGGGCGCGACCGCGGTGACGTTCGACTTCCCGGGCTGCGTCTCCTCGTACACGCTCGCCGAGTCCTACGAGGCAGGGAAGGGCGCCACCGACGTCATCGCCCGCGGCGAGGGGGAGGGCGAATCACGGCTCTCCTCCAGCGTGCACACGGCGACCGCGCTCATCGCGGCCGGCTGGCCGCGCTGGGAGTACCGCTACACCCCGGCGACCGGGCTCACCGACCCCGACCAGCTCAACTCCCACGCCGCCCAGACCGAGGCGCTGATGGCGCAGGGCGCCCAAGTGTGGAGCCTCGAGGCGGTCGCGTCCATCGCGCCACGGCTGGGATCGGACTGGGCGCTCGGCGACAGCATCCACCTCGCCGTCGAGACCTCGCCCCGGCATCCGCAGGGCATCGACATGACCGCCCGCTGCTGGGCCTGGGAGCTCGACCCGGGCGCCGACCGCGTCCGCCCGATCCTGGTAGAGGAGTCCTGATGCCCCGACAACTCGATCAGCTCCCCGCGGATGCCTCGTCGATGGCCCGGGACATCCAGGATCTGAAGCGGCAGGTCCGCGAGCTGCGGGCTGCCCGCCGTATGACGGCCGCAAGCGTTGGCACCCTGCGCGTGTACGCGGACGACGGCACGACGCTGCTGGCGGAGATCGGACTCTCCGATGACGGCGGGGGCGGCCTGTCGACCTGGGGCCTCACTGAGGTCGACGAACTTCCCGTCGTGGCCCGCCTGTCGTCCGGCCAGCTGCGCTTCCAATCGGTCGACAACGACATAACCGCCGTGCCCGCCTTCGCCGCCTACACCGCACTCCAAGGGGGAGGGTGCAACCTGATGCTTGCGTCGGGCTCCAGCAAGGTCGCCGACTGGGCGGCCGTTGTTGACCTCACGTCGCTCACGGACAGCGGCCGCCCTATCGTGCTCGTCGCCGGAACCCGCGAGGTCGGCGGGGTTGGCGAGAGCGGCCCGTGCGACATGGACGTGGCCGGCATCCTGACCGCCGGAAGTTTCGCGTTCGGGCAGGTCAGCATCACCCCGTCCGCCGCGAACACCCCCACCAGCGTCAACGTCACCGGCCTCAGCCTGCAAGGAACGACGTTCCTGGGCTATGCGTCCGGGGCCACGACCGTGCCCGGCACGCAGGTCACCGGCGTGGGCGCCACTTCCCCGTCCTCGACAGGCCTGACCGTGTGGGCGACCCGCACCAACACCACGGCCACCCTCGTGAACTGGTGGGTGTTCGGCGTATGAGCGTGACGTTCCAGCCGGCCCTCTGGTACACGGTCACCGCCCAGGACGACAACCCGGACTGCGGGAACCTCGGCGAGACGTTCGAGGTCAACCCCTGCTACTCCAACGGCGGCGCCGTGACCATCGAGTGCGGCCTGTGCAGGCAGCCCATGACCATCGTCTCCGCGACCCTGCTCGCGCCGCAGCCTCAGATGCCATGACAGGGGAACGCGTGGTCACCTTCGACGATCTACCGTCCGTTTTCTACTCCGCGCACCGCGGCGGCGCGGGCGAAGCCCCCGAGAACACCCTCGAGGCGCTGCGGGCCAGCGCCCGCTGGGCCGACGTCCTCGACCTGGACACGCAGGTACTGGGGGACGGCACACCGGTGCTGATGCACGACGTGACCGTCGACCGCACCACCAGCAGCACCGGCCCGGTCACCGAATACGGCGCCGCCCAGTGGGAACTGCTGCGCTGCGACCCGGCCGCCTGGTTCGCCTCCGGAGCCCCGACGCTCGTCGTGCCCACGGTCGAACAGGCCTTGGATGCTTTCGGCGGCCGCCGGGTGCTGACAGCGGAGGCGAAGAACGCGGCCGGAGTCCCCGAGCTGGCCCGCCTGATCCGGGACCGGAGCCTGGTCGAGTCGGTCCTCATCAACACCAACGACCCCGACGTCGTCGGCGCGATCCGCGCCGAGGGGTGCCGTGCGCACCTGTGGCGCAGCGCCGCGCAGATGGCGGGCGATGACCCGGCCGCGTTCGTCGCCGTCGGCGCTGACGTCCTCGACGTCGACATCGCAGCCCCGGACACCCTCATCCGTGCCGCGGTCGCCGCAGCCCCGCCACTGGGGGTGTGGGCGCACACGCTCACCCGCCGCTCGCAGCGCGACCGGGCGGTCGGCCTCGGCGTGCGCGGCATCGTCACCGACTACCCCGGCTACGTGACCGGCCTCGCGCCGACGCGCAGCAGCGACAGTCTCACCTCCGGCTGGGGCTACGGCTATGTGCCGTCCGGGACGACAGCCCGGCCCAAGCTCCTGGCGGGCGGAGTCCTGCAGTTCACGTCGACCGCGGACACGCAGGTGCTGCTGCTGGGCGAACTGTCGCCGGTGGCCGCGGCGTCGTTCACGGTCGAGGCCGCGTTCTCCCTGTCGTCGGCGACCGGCCGGCCGTGGTTCGGGCTGCATCTCGGCATGGACGACGCGAGCGCCGCCCTCAAGTCCAGCGCGATCGTCCACGACGGCTACACCTGCCAGGTCACCGGCGGCGGCAACCTCACGATCTACCGCGACGACGTCGCCACCGGAACGTCGACAGCCATCGCCTCCACCCCGGCCAGCGGGACCTTCGCCGCCGACACCGCGTACACGCTGCGCGTCACCGTCACGCCCACACAGATCCGGCTGTCCGTCCCGGAACTGTCCACCGCGGTCGCCGTCGCCAACGACAGCACGCACCGCGGACCGATGTACCTCTACCTCGGCCGCGCCGCCTCCACCACAGGCGTCACCGCCAAAGCGTGGGACATCACCGCAGCCTGAACAGCCGCAACTTCAAGCCCCCGTCTCTGGGGTCTTTTCTCATGCCCGGGAGGGCCCTTGAGCATCAGATTTCGTGGCGGGAAGCTGCCCGCCCAGCCGGCCCGGCTCCAGCTACGGCTGGAGAACTACGTCACCCCAGAGCTGCCCGAGCCGCCCACAGCCGTGGACTGGCAGGCGCCCGTCGACGCGACCGGCTGGCCCATGTACCTCAACGACCAGATCGGCTGCTGCACGTTCGCCGAGACCGGCCACCACATCCAGCTCGTCACCAAGGCGGCTACCGGCACCGCTGTCCAGGTGCCCGACTCTGCCGTCCTCACCGGATACGAAGCGGTATCCGGCTACCGGCCCGGCGACGACTCCAGCGATGTGGGCTGTCGCATGGCGGACGTCATGGGCTACTGGCTCAAGACCGGGGTCGGCGGTCACCGGATCCTCGCCTACGCATCGATCAGCCCGGCGAACACCAAGCTCGTCAAGCAGGCCATCGCCCTGTTCGGCGGCGTGTCCATCGGCATGAATGTCCCGAAGTCCGCCGAGGACCAGTTCAACAACGGCGAGCCCTGGGACTACGTCCGCGGCTCCCGCAGCCTCGGCGGCCACTGCGTCCTCCTCGGCGCCTACAGCCCCGACGGCTGGAAGGCCATCACCTGGGGCGCCGAGCAGGAGATGACGGCCGCGTTCTACAGCCACGAGGTCGACGAGGTCTGGCTGCCCGTCACCGCGGAGTGGTTCGTCGACGGCACGTCCCCGACCGGCATCGACATGCGGGCCCTCGGCGCCGACTACGCCGCGCTCACCGGCAAGGCGAACCCTTTCCCCGACGTACCGCCTGTCCCGCAGCCCACCCCTCCTCCGGCGCCCACTCCTGCTCCGGATCCTCGCCTGGTTCAGGCGCTGGATCTGATGACGGCGTGGGCGCACGACAACAAGGTCAGCTGACATGACGACATTCCACGCCGCGATCGTCCACCCCGATCAGACCGTCACCTACTGCGGCGAGGTCGGCGAGGAGCACACCGCAACCGTGCGGGCCCTCGCCGGGCTCGAGGACGTTCCTCGGTTCGTCAAGGAGCACCCGCGGCAGGACGGCACGTTCTTCGTCCTGCGCCCCGACGAGGAGGGCGGCGACCTCGACTGGTACCAGCCCACCGACGCCACCCCGTTCACCGTCCACGCCCCCGGGCCCAGCCTCGAGACCGTCGGCACGGCAAGGGCCACCGCCAGCGGACCCGCCTACATCGACGGCGTCGAACGCCTCGGGGGGCAGGTCATCGGCGGCGCCATGGACCACCCCGAATCGGGGCCCCGGTTCACCTGGCACGTCACGGTGTCCCCGCAGGGCTACTTCACCTCGATGGCCTCCTACCTGATCAGCGCCGGGTTCGAACCGCAGGTGCTGTACGACCCCAAGACGGACAGGATCGGCCAGTTCGGGCCCCTCACCCAGTCCGCGCGGGCGCTGCAGAACGACGGCAGCCGCCGCACCAACCGCGAAGGCCTGGTGAACATCCAGGTCGAGGTCGTGGCCATGCCGTCGCCGCCCTGGACCGACGGATTCGACCCGGCCACCAAGCCGAACTTCCGCAAGCTCCTGGCCGCCGGCCGGGCACACGGCGTCCCAGACGTCTGGCCCGCCGGCTCCCCGGTCACATCGTCCAGCCAGGCGATGCCGCGCCGCCGCGACATCTGGCAGTCCCAGGCCGGCCACTACGGCCACTGCCACGTGCCCGGCAACACGCACTGGGACCCGGGCGGCATCGACCCCGCCAAGGTGCCGGGGAAGGCCGATACCCCCGCCCCGCCGCCGCCCGCTCCGGCGCCGAAGCCGGTTACGAAGCTGCCGAAGGTCAGCGTCGCGCACGTCGTGTACGCCGCCAAGCACGACCCGGCTGCCGCGCAGGGCCACACCTCGCACAGGGACGAGGTGCTGCTCGTCGAGAAGGCACTGAAGGCGGAAGGCCTGCTGGCCTCCCAGTACGTCGACGGCAGCTTCGGCACGAAGACCATCTCCGCGTACAAGGCGTGGCAGAAGCACCTCGGCTACACCGGCGCCGCCGCCGACGGCATCCCCGGCAAGAGCTCGCTGTCCAAACTCGGCACCAAGCACGGCTTCACCGCCACCGACTGATCCCTACCCGCATCCCTCCTCGCAGAATGGGTTCTCCCATGCCGTCCATCAAGCTCTTCGGGCGTGAGCCCGCCGCGGTTCTGGCCTTCATCAGCATCCTGGTGAAGCTCGCGTCCGCCTACGCGTTCCACGCCACGGTGGAGCAGCAGGCCACCGTCAACACCGTCGCCGCGTGCGGCGTCGCCCTGTTCATCGCGGTCAGCGCCCACGACAGCCTCGGCGCGGCCGTCTTCAACCTGGCGCAGGCTCTCCTCGCCGCCGCGGTCGGCTTCGGGCTGAAGTTGGACGCCGACCACCAGGCCCTGTGGCTGTCGCTGGTCACGGTCGTGATCGGGCTGTGGAGTCGCACGCAGGTTATCGCCCCGGTGCCCGCGGCCGCGCTGAGGCGGTCGAGCCCCGAGCACGTGGCCTGACCCCTGTTATCGACACCCCCCACCGGAGCACGCCATGGTCGATGAGCCGTCTCTGGGCGAGCTGGGGCGGCTCATCCAGCTATTGCGAGGTGATGTCCGCGAGGACATGGCGGCGATCAACGCGCGCCTCGACAAACTGGTGAGCGCTGACGTGTACGCCGCGGAAAAGGCTGCGATGGCGAAGGACATCAGCGACCTCGGGAAAGACCTGGAGCAGCTGGCCACCAAGCACGACCGGGACGTGGCCGCGATCCAGGACCAGCGGACCCAGGACGCCAACCGGGTCACCCAGACCCGCCGCTACATGGTCGCCTCCGTCATCATTCCAATCCTCGGGCTCGTCATCCCGGTCATCCTGTTCATGGTGGGAGGGAAGTAGTGAATCCCCCGAGATCTGGCAGCCGGGTGGAAGCACGCAAGCGACACCGGCGGGGCAACCTGATCGCTGCTGTGGCGATCGTCCTGGCCGCCGGCATGCTGGCCGCCGTCGTGACCGGGTTCCTGATGATGTCCCGGGATCTGTCGGCGGAGCGCCGCCGTGGTGACCTGTTGGCGGCGCAAGTCGAATCGCTGGGCGGTACCCCGGTGGCCGGCCCGCGCGGATCCACGGGCGCGGCAGGCCTGATCGGACCGTCCGGGCCCCCGGGCCCGGCGGGTGCCTCCGGGCAGCCGGGCAAGGCCGCCCCCACCATCACCCCGAGCCCCGGACCGACCGGCCCTCCGGGACCATCCGGGATGCCGGGAGCGAAGTCCACGGTGGCCGGCCCTGCCGGTCCGACCGGTCCGTCGGGAGCCGACGGCGCGGCCGGGGCACCGGGTAAGGACGGCAGCGACGGCAGCCCGCCGACCTCCTGGACGTACACCGACCAGGACGGCAACGAATACCGGTGCACCGCGGTCGACAATTTCGACCCGGACAACCCGCGCTACCGCTGCGTGCAGACCAGCACGGCCAGTCCGTCGCCGCCTCCCAGCCCCAGCCCCAGCCCCAGCGCGCAGTCGTCGCCGAGCGACAGCCCTTCACCGCTGCTGCCGCTCAAGCGGAAGCCTCTCTTGTGACCGGCATGGAATGCCCCCGCCTCTGCCTTCATGGCAGGTGGCGGGGGCATTTCCGGGTCCCGGGGGAGGGGCCGTGTCCTACGAGAACTGAAACTAAATAACTTGATCTTGCATGCCGGTGTGCTGCTGTCGGTGCGGCCTCGTCGCCGCCCCGCATCTCCCCTCGGTCTTTGTCTGCCCCTTCGTCGTGGGGGACCCCATTCCGGCGGCACGAAGATCTGCAGGTGAGAGCCGCCGCGGCCGACCGGTCGGATGTACGTACGATGCAGGCATGAGCACCTCGACGTCCGTGAAGCCACCCGCCCCCGTCTGCGCGCCGGCTCAGGTGGGCCCGTGCGCTGGGTGCGGTCATCCGACGCAGCGGTACGGGTACGGCGGCTGCCCGCTCTGCGTCGTCTGCCACGCCCCAGTCCTGGAACGGCAGGCGAAGACGGGGCCGCCGCAGCAGAAGTGAGAGACCGGTGCACTCGCAGACATCGGCTACACGCCCTGCCCGATCTCCGGGGCGGCGTACAGCATGGAGCGGGCCCGCAGTCTGGTGACTGCGGGCCCGTTGTTGATCTTTTCGCGGGTCAGTGGCGGGCTTCGAACCAGACGACCAAGAGGCTCACGGCCCCGCTGCCGACGCCGTACGAGGCGCCTCGGATCATCTGGTCCCGGACGGTCCGGCCGTGACGTGTCGACCATTCCCGCAGGTAGCGGGCAAGACGGCGACGCCAGGGCTCCCTAGGTAGGGAATAGTTGCTACTCTTCTTCACGGTGTATCTATCCTCTCTCTCCTTCACTGGGGGACGGGTGTACATCGAGCAGGGAGCCCTCCCAACACGGGCCTCGACAACTCACGTTGGGGATGGGCTCCTTCTGCTTTCCCTGAGTGTATCGACGGCCCGGGGACTGAAAGACCCGTCCGCCCCTCGGTGGGCGGCTGGTGACGGATCATCACGCCTCGAAAGTCGACTGGGGACCACTCAGGCCAACCCAGGCCAACTCAGAGCGATTCGTAGCGATGCATTGGCGTGCACAGGCGAGCACCAAAACGCCTCTGTGGCCTTGCTCACTTTCGTGTGCCCGATACCGTTCACGCCGGTGTCCCGCCTGTTTTGCTCAGGCTGGACACCCCGGCGCAGGGGTTCCGCGAGTGGACACGCCCGGCGGTTGCCGCGAGACCCCGACTGCCGTCCCGGTTCGCCACTACGCTGCTGACCGTGACTCAGCGAAAGCCGCGCACCGGAGCCCGGTCCTGCGCGATCTGCCATAAGCCGCTCGGCAAGAGGCCTACGGACAAGGCCAAGTCGGGAAAGACCTGCCACGCCTCCTGCCTCAAGCAGGCCAAGAGCGCCGGCACCGGCCAACCGCCTGCGCCGCGGCAGTGGAACACTGCGGCCGCCGAGCGGGAGTTCGCACGGAACAAGGAAGCGGTGGAGTCCGGCCGGACGTTCCGCGGGCACCAGTCGTCAGGCTGGCGGCTGGGCGGGTCCCCGTCGAGCTCCGGCGAGAGCAGCCGGTGACCCCGGGCCCGAACGGACTCGGCGCTTAGGATCGATCCAGGCGAAGAATCGAATTCTCTCGAACTACTGCCGATCTACCAGTTGGTCCCAGACTGGTAGATCGGCAGTAGGGATCACGTGCGCTGGTTCCCGATAAGCTCACATATGGCCAATGACCGCGTGAGGCAAGGGAGACACCAGTGACCGAAGGACAGTTCCTCCACTACGACGGCCCCGCGACTATCGGCGGAGTCGAATACCCGACCGCCCGCCTGCGTGAGCACCGTGACCAGAGCGGTCTGCGCTCCTGGGACGGATCCGCCGGGATCGCGGCATCCCGCACACCCGAAGGCTTCCGACCGAACCTCTCGGGTAGCGACGCTGTACCGGTGCAGCTACCCGACGGCCGCCACGGCAAGGCCCTCGTCACCAACATCAGCTTCGACGGGTCCTACTGGAGTCTCGAACTGGCCGGCACCGGGCCCGCTCCCGGATACCCGCAGTCGTGAGTACGGACAACCTTCCCGCCAGATCCGGGGAACGGCCGCTTCTGCCCGCCGAGTTCGACGACGAGCTGCGCGCCCGCCTCGCCGCCCTGGACGCCGCCTCCGACAGCCACGCCCAGGGCCAGCGTCCCGACAACACCACCCGCGCCTACGCCGGGGACTGGAAGACCTGGACCGCGTTCTGTACCCAGCTCCAGATCCCGCCCACGGCCGCCACCCGCGGCACCCTGCGCGCGTTCGTCGACTTCCTGTGGAACCGGGAGCAGCGTGCCTACTCCACCGTCGACCGGAAGCTCGCCGGCGTCACCGTCACCCTGCGACAGCAGCACAGCGTCATCGTCGACCCCGAAGCCACCAAGGCGGCCCGGGAGTTGCTGAAGGACTACCAGAAGAAGGCTGACGAGGCGGAGGAGCCCGCGCGCGGCCGCGGGAAGGCACCCGCAATGCGCCTGGTCGACCTGCGGCTCATCATCTCCAAGTGCGACACCGACATCTTCGGCCTCCGCGACCGCGCGATGATCCTGCTCGGGTTCTCCATCGCCGCGCGCCGCGCCGAACTCGCTGGCCTGCGCCTGCGGAACATTCGCGACGACGACAACGGACTCCTGGTCGACGTCCGCGTCTCCAAGACCGAACCCCGCACCGTCGCCGTGCCATACGGGCAGCACGCGGCCACCTGCCCCGTCCTCGCCTGGCAGGCCTGGCGCGACGCCGCCCAGATCGCCGACCCGGACCGGCACGCCTTCCGCCGTATCCACCACACCGGCTCCGTCCAGCCCCAGGGCCTCACCCCGCAGCGCGCCGGCGACCTCATCACCGCGGCCGGACTACGCGCCGGGTTCGAGGAACTGTTCACCGGGCACTCCGTGCGCTCCGGGATGGCCACCGAGGCACGGCGTGCCGGGAAGGACCGCAAGGCCATCGCAGCAGTGACCGGGCACGCGGACGGTTCGAAGGTCCTCGACGGCTACATGCAGATCGTCGACCAGTGGGACGAGAACGACAACGCGCTGATTGGAATCGGTCTATGACCACCACGCACGAACGCGGCGCCCACACGGTTCTGGACCGCATCCTCACCACCGAGTCCACTGCAGCCGCGCTGGTCCGAACGCGCAACCGTCTGGCGACGGGTACCCACTTCACCTCCGGGTTCGTGGACGCTGTCGGGCAACTGCACCGCACCAGCCCCGACCACTGGCCTGTGCACCAGGTCGCCGCGTTCCTCGACATCCACGCGGCGGTCGGTGCCGGCCGATACGCCATGGTGCAGGTCGAAGTCGGTGCCACACCGCGCCCTGACGTCGACCGGACCTCCAACGCATTGGCCTTGGCCGATCTCCCTGAGCCGTTCACAGCCGAGTTGGACCTGGATCAGAACGCCGCCGATGAGGACGGCACTGTGGCGTGGTCCGAGGACATCATCGTCACGCGCTCCACTGGTGTTCCGTACACGGCAGACTGCGTTACGCCAGAGTCCCTGACGATCCCCCTCACAGTACGGTCCTTCCGGGTCCCGCTGGAGGTCGGCACCACCATGCCGAGCCGCACTCTGTTGCACTTGGAGGAGGACGGCGGCGTGGCGCGCTGGGCGTACGGCAGCGCGGACTTGTACGTCCTGCTGAACCTGCAACATCCGCTGCTACACGCACCCGGGACTGCCCTCCCCGACACGCAGGAGTTGCCATGAGCGGACAGAAGTACGGGGCGCAGTCGGTGCGGCAGTTGGCGGCGCTGGTGGACCGGGTGGCGCCGCGGGATCCGGGCCGGTGGGACGGGCGGGAAAAGGCGCCGGGTGCGGCCGGGGTGATGGTGCAGGTGTCACCGGAGCGGGCCCGGCAGCTGTGGATGCTGGTGGGCATGTTCGACCGGGCGATAGACCGGCAGGAGATGCCGGGCCGGGCGGTGCGGTCGCTGCCGCAGCTGTTCACGTGGGCCGCTTTGGGTCCGTTCTGGGAGTTGGCGGTGGCCGGCGAGCTGCGGCACTTCGCGAAGGATGTGGGGAAGCCTCTGCCGGTGGCGTCGCAGCGGGTGGTGCGGGACTGTCTGGGGATCCTGGCTGCGATGGCGGTGCCGGGGAAGCGGGTCCGGTTGCCGGTGCTGGAGCAGCCGGAGCCGAAGCCGGTGGTCGCGGAGCGGCAGTTGACGGCCGTGTACCGGGAGCTGGTGGATATGGCGGGGCGGGGGCCGCTGGAGTTGGACGGGGTGACGATGCCGGCCGATGAGCGGTCCCGCCTTTTGGCGGTGGTGGCGGTGGTGTTGGATGCGGCGCCGCGGACGGGGGAGATGGTCGCGATGCGGCTGGCCGACCTTGGGCCGGGTGAGGGGTGGGTGGAGGTGT